GACTGTTTGGTGCTGGGACACCAAGCTGCATTACACACCAAGTTTCCTTGGTGGTTAGTGCACACTACAAATAAGGTTGCTAAGCTAAAATACACTTAGGACCGGAAGTGTCACGGTCGAAAAGCAAATTGGCAAAAGGTGTTTGCAATTTGTCACACAAATTTAATTTGGACACATGCAATTCAAACGTTTTGCTTTTGAACTCATCCCAATAGTAATTTTCGCTAAGGGATAGCTTAGTTCCAACAGTAGATTGATAGGGTCCCCGAGACTTCATAACATGCTCCTGGTACCCCCTTTGATAATAAGCTTCAGAACCTTCAGTTAATTCCAAAACTCTATCAATCACTGCTTTTAATGGTGGTAGGTGGTTGCACATGTTTCTCAAACCCAACGCAACACCTCTCATCATTGATTCTTGAGAGACATTAACTGGTGGGTTAACAATGTAACCAAATTTAGCCAAAACTTTCCCAGGTTTAGGACTAAAAACCCAACCGCCACTACACTGAACAAGACGATTTGAGCAAAACTCTAGTTCATCAAAACTAGATCGATACAAAGCTTCACTATCAAACCCAAGTGTTGCCATACCTCGCTTCCAATCAAACTCAACTCTCTCCCGATGACGGAGAGCATTATCATCACCTTGCAATAACATACGAATGCTAAATCTTGCTTGTTGGACAGTTTTACCAGTCCACTGACAATACAGATAAAGGTGAGATAAACCATTGATGATAGAATTCATTAATGAGGTATAGGGATCACCAGATTTGCGCGTTCCTTCACATTTATAACGCCAACCATGATGAGTGATCCCGTGGGTATTGATGTTTGCTTGCATCAACTCTAAAACAGCGCGAGGTGCTCCGAATTTCTTACAGAGCCATACTTCATACTCACACCAAGCTTTCCTTATTGAACAATCAAATTTACCAAGATCGTCCTCAAGAATCTTACCTTGTCCACCCACAATAAAGTTGGCAGCATCTTCAGATTTAATACCACTGGTGAAACACAAATTATTCTTAGTGTTCCAACGGCGTTTTAATAAATCCTGGAGAGCCATAATCCATGGTCCAACTAAACAAATAAACTCAGGAGTAGCCCCTTGAATTAATCGGGGCGCTTTATCCTTTGTTCCTGATGGTGTATCATAAAGGTTATTTTCAACTTTGACAAATGATGATCTAAGGGTATAAGAGTACCGTTGAGAATTTGACAAAGTAGAATCTTCAGTTATTCCTTCACTAACAAGGCGTTTCATAGTTTTTGCTAAAATACGCTTAACACTAGGTGATGCATTCGACCGTTTGAGATATTCATCAAAGGGAACGCTTTGCACATTGTACATTTGTTCGAATAGCAACTTGTGATTGTCCTT